CGTTCATAGCTTCTGCTATATCAATTTGTTGTACAACAACATTATCGTCGATTTGCTCTTGCTTTCCGTTTAAATTTTCTGTTAAGTTTCTTTCTGTCAATTTTTGTTCCTCCAAAATAAAGTTTTCCTGTAGAACTTTCATCTCTTTTTAATTTACTAATTCTTATTTCATCTAATACTTTACCTGCATCCTGTCTTTCCTGTACTGTCATTTCAGGTTTCTTACCTTGTTCTCTTACTTGTGTAACCCAAGTTTCGTGAGCCTCACCTATCATAGTTTCAATGCCATTATAAGAATAAGGATCACTAGGAGTAAAAGGTACATGATGCAATATTGATATTCTTTGTGTAACTGAATCATAAAACCTGAACGACAATGATTTAATACTACCTGTCCCATACTCTCCTAAAAGAGTAACTCCGACAGGTAGTATTAATCTTCTATCGTAAGTTTGTTCTCCTACGACCTGCATAATTTAATACAGATTCGTTAACATAACTGTATGATATTCATCATCCACACCGACTACACCATGAACTCTGCCGATAGCAGAAGTAACATCTGCCCCTACAGCCTTCATTGAGCCTGCATGAGTATTACTAGTTCCAACTACTGTTCCCATAGCAGGAGTTCCATCCATTGTAGCTACAGCTAATCCTGCAACCTGCACCCAACCATAATAGTCAGCAGCAATTTGACAAGGTGTAACCCCGACATATCGCCCTACTATAGCACCGGGAGCTACTACAACATCCTTATAAGGACTTTTAATTAAACCTGCTGTTTCTGTGCCGTTAGTAACTGCAATAACTGTTCCATCATCTTCATCAAGAGTTAATTCTAATGTAGCAGCAGATGCTGCATAAGGATGACTTCTGATTTTGTAAAAGACTCTTGAACCTGCTGTTGAAAGTGTTGGTTGGTTAAAAAAGAGATACCCTTCTGCATAGAGATTTATAGCTGCTGCTGCACTACCAAGTGTAACAGTAACTGTTTTAGATCCTGCAGCAGTTGTTGCTACTGCTAGAGTAGTGTCATGCTGTGCTTCAGGAGCCTCACTTGTTATAACCTTCCCTTCTTCAAGGGCAGTACCTCCATTTTCTACATAACGGTATTTTCTACCATCTGCAAAAGCCATTTCAGTACCTAATGGAAGTCTTTGTTTGGCAGTTGTTTGTTTCTCCCAACCATAACTTCCTCCAATTGTTTTTGGAAAAGACATTATCTTTCCTCCTTATTTATTTTACGGGTTTCTTATACACCCCGCCTTCAACCGATTGTTAAAAAGTCGTATAAGCTCGGTCAAAGATTACACTTATACTAAAGAAGGAGAGGTTAGATAGAGGATTTCTTCTCTACCTTGACCTCTTCCTTTACTTTTTCTTGTTTAGGATTACATGCACACTTGTCACCTTTGGCTTCAAGTCTGCATTTACCATCCCATGCAATAGGAAATATACCATATTTCCCTCTTCTTAATTGTGTTTGAGAATCACTTGGCTGATTAGGATATTCAGAACCACAAGGAAAAGGAACTGATCCGTCAGGATTAACTCTAGGCAGATGTCCATAGTAAGTTACCTTAGATGGCCAACTATCTAGCAATGTAGCTTCATTTAGTCTACCTTTTAAACCTGCTTTGTTTCTTTGACTATTTATTTCTGTCAAATTCTTTTTTCCTTCTAGTCCATAATTATGACTAACCATTTAATCTATCCTCCATTATTTATTAAGAAGTTGCAGCATGAGTTTGAATAGCAGCATCATATGTGACACTAGTACCCTTACTATCATCTAATTCAAAGACACCATAATCTGAGGTAATCACGACCTCTGTCGCTCTCATAGAGGCATCTCTCTGCCTCTCTGTTCTAGTTTCTACTGAATTAAGAACTGCCATAGCTGATTTGTCAGCAATAACACCAACAGCATCATCTGTTGAAGCATCAACAGCTAAGTTGCCATCTTCAAAGATAGATACACCATTTATAGGTTTTATTCCACTATAGAAATTCTTTAATAAGTCTACTGACCATCCATCTGTAAGTGGATAAGTCCCTCCAACATTAGCTGCTTCTCCTGCTAAATCTGCTACAGCATTAGGATGATGTAGCATATAAACTTGATTACCAAATTTATTAGCTTTAGCAAAAGCTATAGCTGCCACAACATTAGATGTGTTCATTATTGCTGCTGCACCACCTAGTGCAGTTGGAGTTAAACTTGCTCCTAAAGTAGCATATAATGAATGAACATCTGTGTCCTTCTTTCTTGCCATTGCATCACCTAACTGTTTACCAATCATTGTGAATACATTGTTTTGTTGTTCACGAACAAGTTTATCAGTTAAGATAACTTTAGCTCCGACTTCTGCTGATGTTAAGTCAACAGTTGTCATGCCAATTTCTTCTTCGTCAACAATGTCCCTTCCATCTTGTAAGTCACTAACTGTCATCTGTCCAACTTTTGGAACAGTAACCTGTTTAGCTCCCTTCGGAAGGCTGAAGCTCTCTATTAGAGCCATAGCAGGAGCATTGTGCTCCTCGGTATACCTAGCTGCTGCGATAATTATCTTACTCGCATTCTCTAAATTACCTGTTGTCGCTGTTTGTGCCATTTCGACATCTCCTTATTTTAAGGTTAATAAATTTAACCAATACCTGCTGCCCTACGAGCTGCTGCATTAGTATCAGGATTGCGAACACCCTGATTGTAAAGATCCAATAATCTTTCCTCACTAGAACTAGCATTTGCAGGAGCTTGACTATTGTCAAAGCTCTGTGTAGGCACTTGTCCTTTTTTAAGTCTAGCATTTTCTTCTTTTAATGATCTGACTTCAGACATATGCTTTGCAGCTTGTTCCATTTCCTGAGGAGTTTGGTACTTTAAAAGTACTTCAGGATCTATATTAAATTGTTTACCATAATGCAAGGATGCCTTATATTGCCCTTGTTGAAACTCTATTTTCTGATCATAATCCTGTTGAACATTAATCTGTTGCATTCTATTATTATAAAACTGCTGAGATGCACTTTGAGATTGCTCAGGACTATATCCTTGTTGTATCAACTGTTGCTTATAAGTTTCAGTTTCATACATCAATTGGTTTTGTGTATTTTGCTGTTCGACTTGCTTAAGTTTTTCCTGAGTTTGATCTAAAGTCTTTTGAACTTTAGAGGTATCATTATCAGATGCTCCGGGATAAGTTCCTAAATCTTCTGATACTGTACCTGTAGGTTCTGATGTAACTTCTGTAGTAGGCTCAGGAGAGGTTTCACTAACCTCTGTCTGTGGCTCTACGGCAGGTTCTACTTGAGGTTCTGCAGCTGGTGCTACAGGCTCTTCAGAAACTAAATTCAATTCAGGTTGTGTTGTTTCGTTTTCGTTTACCATATTTCCTCCATATATTAAAATAACTAAATTTGTAAAATTTGTCAATCCTTAAGCATATAATAGTATTGCTTTTGAATTTCTACCAATTCAGGAAATCCTAAATTCATTAAATATTCTTCTCTAGTATTTTCTGATCTCATCCAATTTTTCCAATGCCTAGCCTTACCAATGGTTGACATTCTTCTTATAAATTCCTCGGGCAAAGGAGTTAAGTTTTTATTTCTTTCTATAACTAAACTTAACTCTGGGCCTAAATGTTTTTGTAATTGCTCTACAGCAATTTGATACTTATCCCAATCTATAATATTTGTGCCAGGATGTTTAAGCTCAGGTGCTTTAAACAAAGCATAATATAAAGCTAATGCTCTTTTCTTAGGATCTTCATCATTTATATCAGTATCATCCCAATCAATGCTTAATCCTATCTGGTCTTCTCTAGCTTTTTTTGCATCCCTTAATTTTTCCCACCTATATCTCATATCACTATTCCCTCTTCTTGTATCAGGGTAAACTTGCAAATAATCATGAATGGTATCTATATATTCTTTTTCAATTATTTCTTTTTGAGCAAAATAAATATCAAATTCATTCATAACTCTGGAATTATTTTGCTCTCTTATTTTTTGTATCTTATCTTTTGTAATATATTTCAATAAATGTTTTTGAAAAGGCTCTATATCATCATAACTAGCTTGATATACATCATAAGATGCCTGTCTTAAAATAGTACTTGGCCCAGAAGGATATGCTCTAAGTCCTATGAAATCTCCTCCCATCCTTACTCCTCTTCCCTGCCATTCATCCCTTTTATTCAATGCACTACCACTTCCTTCTATCAAGCCTCCCCATATCCATAAAGGAACAGCATTTTCT